TAACATACTACTATAAATTCGCCCATTGAGGCGTATGGATTACCACCAGATGAAACAGCTATAAACTGAAACCCATTAACTGTTTTACTTTGAGCATAAGCGTTGCCGTATGAACCAGTGGCGTTACAAGTAACAGCGTAGTTTGCATGAGGCATAGGTGTAGTAAATGTAACTATACTACCGCTTATAGTGCAGTTTCCAGTTTGACCCTGACCGTTCCATGCTCTAACCCCGTAGTAGGGAGCCGACCCAGAAGTATGAGTTATGCCCTCCACATTAGCTTCGATAGCAGCCAACACTTTAGCTGGCGACACAAGACTTTCAGTAGTTCCAGTACCAGCTTGCCAAGTAGCTGTTGTTTGATCTCCCAGAAGGCCAGTTTGAGAACCAGAGGTTGTGACCACCTTAGTGTCGTCAAGTATCTCAAACTTGTTAGTAGACTGGTTAACGTAAGCTACGTTGATCCAAGCACTATCACCCTCGTTCCTGATCTTAAGCAGGTTTGAACCAGTGTCGTACCACCACATATTAGCGTATGTAGTGGACGGGGCCGAAGCCCCGCTGTTGTTAGATACCAAAGCCTGTAACGCATTGTTGATGTCGGATCGTGCGCTACTGGCTGTTTGGTTAGCGATTGTAAAGTCATGTTGTGACATATGTTTAATACTCCACTGTAGCACTTAGTGCTGTTATGTTCGGGGTTACTTTTGCAGTGCTATTTGAAAGTGTTGTTCTGAACTCTACATACCTACCAACTAGCTCACCAGATGCGTCTACAAATGTTTCAGCAGCTAGTCCAGCTACAGTATCAGAAGCCCTCGCCTGTGTTGATACAGAGAAGTCTCCGAAGTTTGTAGTCTCATCTGTCCAGTCATCGAAGTTACCGGGCCAAGTGTCCCAGTTGTTAGGGATAGCATCCCAGTTTACTTCACCACCTACAGCATCGGCATGTTTACGGGAGGCTGTAATAGAACTGGAAACACGGACTGTACGGGAAGTTCCCACATCAAAGTAAGAGTTCCCATCATGGTAAAAGTCGTAGACACCAGTTGCACCCGCTGTAGCGTAGCTCGACATAAACAAGTTACCACCAGAGACAGTAAGGTTAGTCTTAGCACCACTAAAGTCTGGGTTCTCAGTGTCAGTTTCAGACTGACCAAGCGAGGGTAACTCAGAATTGAGAATTGTGGTAGATGCCGCCGCAACACTTTCGTTACCTGTTTTGTCAACAGAGGTGATAAAGAACTTACCAGAGAGTGCAGGGTAGCTAATAGAAGTAGCAGGTCTTGCGATCTTGCTTATCTTCTCTGACACTGTCGGATCACTAAAGTTAGCAGACCCACTAGCTGAGTAGTACACTTTATAGTGCGACAGGTCCAAGTCACTAACCGCAGGCCAGCTAAAGAAGATTGTACCCCCCGATAGTAAATGAGTGAGGGATGCAGGGGCGGATGGTGGTGTTGTATCCGCAGTAAGGTTATAGGTTGTAGTTATTGTCTCACCCTTGTAGCCAAGAGCGTTAACCGGGGTAACCGATACTGTATAGTTAATGGCACCTTGGTTGATTTGAGGGGCGTCAATACCTACGATCTCAAACCGACCAGCATTGTTGCCCTCATTAACAAGAATGGTTTGACCAACAGACTTAAAGTTGGCGTCAGAAGTCTTCTTGTACTTAAGGATAACTGAGTCTACCCGGTCAATAGCGTTACTGGTGACATTCACGACCAACACGTTAACTACGTTCTCGTTCACCTCACGGTACTCTTGGCTCACTGTGATACCGATAGTTGGTACTTCGTAGTACTTCAACAAAGTTGAGTTGTTAGATATGATCTCGCGTTCATCCGCCTCTGAGAAACCAAAGGCAGCTTGGCTACTCTCACGCAGTTGAAGGTTAACCCGTAGGTCTAAGTTATCTGGGTCAGGGTTTAGTCTCCAACCTATAACCTCAAAGGTCTTCTCATCACCTACACCCCATCCGTAACGCTCGTTACGAAACTTAACAAAGTCACCAACCTCAACATCTAATGCCTCCAAACCAAAGTCGGCAGACAATGAGATTTGTTCTCTACTGCGGAACAGCATTTGTTTTGCTAGTCTTTGTGCAGCAAAGCTGTTTGTGGTATAAGGAAGGGCTAGATCAAGTGGTGTCTCTACACCGTTATCCTCAGTCAAGAAGGTATCAGAGGTAACAGCTGGGTAGTCAGCACTTATATAGTCTTGATCTTTGTCGATGAAAGTACCAGTGACCTTGTTGAAGTTATCCCTAGAGGAAACCCTAGTATCAAGAGATATACCAGACCTAAGATCATCTAGCGTGAACGTCTTGGTTGGTGCAGTAAACTCACCAGCGTACAACTTCCACATACCAGCACCCCAGAACAGAGTACCACCACATGAAGTCATCATCTGTTCAAGTACAGTTCGTATAGGTTGATTTAGGTTTACAACACCGTTGATTGTGTATTGCGCAGTACCGTCCGATAAGATGTCAGTCTGGTCACAAACGTCAGCAGCTGCCTCAAAGGTAGTGTAGTCGATGTTGGTGTCATCATCGTTCATGCCGTAGTTAGATGTCAAGTAGTCCTTGATAACCCAAGCAGCATTGTTAGAGTACACAGGTGTTTGATCGACACCAGATACAGTCTTGGTAACCTTCTTACCCTTAACAACAGCTGTCACAACTGGAAGGCCGTTTACAAAGGCATCTTGGTCGTAGGTAAAACGACAATACAAGTAAGCTAAACCTTTACCCACAAAGCTGCTAGTAGCAGATGTCTCCCGGATAAGAGTGTTATCAAGTGTACTTGAACTGTTGGCAAAGGTATCGTCCACATCTGTCTGGTCACCGAGGTGTTTGTATATCTTTATATACCCGTTGAATGGGGCAGATGTGACATCCTCGTTAGACATAGTAGCGATTTCATCGTTTAGGTAGATGTCGCCAATCTCTTCTACTTCGTGTGCAGCCAGCACAATGATCTGATGCAGTATCTTGTTGTTGTCCCCAGTGGACTCAACGAAAGTGACTGTACCGCCCTTACGGACTTGACCATATACAACCTGTGCGGGTTCTGTAGCACCTTTACCGTTAACCAGTAGTCCACCACTGCCAGCAGCTGAACCAAAGTCAGGCTTGGGCGCAAGTGCAGACAGGAGGGCCGAGGTAACAAGTGTAGTGGCAATGTAATCTACTGCCATATAACCAAAGGCTGCAAGAGTACCCACTGTAGCAAGAGCTGTACCAGCCGCAGCGTACCCAGCACCGTTTACGATCATATAGCCAATAGTAGCTGGGTCACGAGGCACTCTATCCCAAGAGTTCCAGTCCCGTACTGTTAAGCTACCCAATTTATATCTTGACATTTGGCCCCCAAGAACTTTGTACGTCTTCTGCGTTTAATTTGATTAGGCCATCTTTACTGAGGAACACACAACGTGAGCCTAGAGAGATGCCCATAGCAACTCCAATCATCCACCTCTGACTTCTCTCAGTGGTAACTAGGGAGCCTAGAACTGGTCTGTCGTAAGGCGTAAGCCTTGATCTAAGGGCTGCATCAATGCCGCCAAACCTAAATGTCTTTCTTAGCTCATCCCCTCGCATAGGCTTACCTTCGATCATGTATTTACCTAACCAATCGTCAGCCCACCCTTGTCCGTACATAGCTGTCCAAGCGCCATTAGTAAAAGTGAAGCAGTCATGCACACCCCACTCAAAGGGGACATCACACACTTCACTAAGGTATTCGTTTAACCTGCTGATCTTCCCCATGCTACTTGTTGATCCTGTATGTCTTGCACAAAGGAAAAGAAGCTGTCTCCACTGTATCGGGCTTTGTGGCTCTCATCTGTGTATCTCCAGTTTCGGGAACGCTCTAGTTCGACCAGCTTACTTTCGATAGTAAGCACGACAGTAGCGGTTTCGGGTTCGTCTGAGATTTGCATGGTGTCCATGAAACCACTAAAGATTTCTACTACTGGTGTTACACTTTGTTCACCTAAGTAGACTTTAGCTTTACGCCTCTGGTATGGTTCCTGTAGGGCCAATGAGA